GGACCATCCATATCGAGGGTAAGCTAAGGAGCCATATCACACAGAGCCACATCAAGACGACAGAAGTGAAACCACTTCTGGCAAGATGTCCCACGGTATTTGGTGCTGTAGGGGTAATTTTGAAGAAAATTTAGGTGCAGGCATAATGGCGATGCTATATGGAGCGCCTGATCATATTTCACCTAACTCATTCAACACATCACAGAAAAGACTAATATCATGCTCCGTTGAATTAGTACAGTAATACCGCTCTTTTTGGATATGAAGCGGGTGATTGTGGAGAATGGTCTCGAGCGTCTTCGTCATCGCTCGATAGCGCGTCTCGGAACTAAAATACAAACCGTTGAAGAACTTCGAGAGGTCCTTGGTTGTTTTATATTCGAGAACGGCAGGTGATCGTGTCAATTCATACACATATATATGGAAGAACGAGAAGAATCTCTTCGATCGTATACATATATTCCTCTGGAGCATAAAATCGTACTCTGGATCAGTATCAATGATGTGACGTTGAAGTGACTCAGAGACGCCAATAGAGGCCTTGACAATGTAGTTATGAACAATGACTCTAGTGGTAAGGTAGAGGAAGTGCTTGAATTGTTGCGGATCAAATATTCCACGCTGACATTTGAATACATTATATGCAGTCAGTTTGTCTTTGAAGAATGAAAGGAATCCAACAGAGAAACCAATACGCTGGAAGTAAGCGAAAGTTGTTTCTGTGTTTTGAATCGGGAGAAGAACGACGAAAGTATTGACTGCGTCGTCTATCTCAATATTGCCAAATTCGGCAACAGTATTGAAATCATAGTAGAGACATGAGTCTACTTCAATTCGGTTTGGACATTCAGAGTGACACGTCAAGATTTCTTGGTCTTGAACGATAGCACCATAGAACTGTTTGACTGTATCATGTTCGTTGAAGACGTGTTTGATGAAGTCAGTCAGTTCAGTAAGTTCTAGCTGAGCAAATGTGAATTTGTCTATTGTCCAGCATTCACTGATTGTACCATTGACAATTGCATTGACATTTGGAGAGTACTTTTCGATGAGGTTAAGTAGTAACTTGTAGCTCGCATTCGAATGTTGATCGAGACGATAGACGAAGCACAGAGCATACTGGTTATAGTTATAAATAACTTTTTCCCATTGCTCGGTATAGAAGATACTACTAATAATGTTTGACTTCAAGCCGTCAATGAAGTATGGAGGCGATCTGTTAACAAATGTACGAGTTATTTCAAACTCTTCACGGAAGGAATCAGGGACTGTACATGAACCGTAGAGGTAGCGGTCGTATAGTATGCAAACGTCATAACCTAGATAGCCAAACAGCTTGAAGATTTTGACCAAGTAGAACTTTTTGGCAATTTCGATGAGGCGATCGTCGAATTTGTCAGTAATAACTACAAGCATTCCTCCGTAGTACAATTTGTCATTTAGATCAACGTCCAACTCTCGAGTGATGTAACATTGATACCGAATAAAGGAATCGACCAAGGAATTGTATCTGAAAGATGAGTATCTCGTATGACGAATACACTCAACTTGCGAAACGACGCGAGGATACATTGATGGTTCTATCTTCATCTCCGAAAATACCACTGTTGATTCATTTTCACTGGCATTATTTGGGATGATGAGATCGATTTGCCGAATGTTGTTGTAGTTGTAGGTGTACTGCTTGACTTTCGGCGTTTGGAGACATTGAATGTCGATCGGCGGTTTGATTGAGTAGTTGTATGTTACACCAAAGTTGACGGTAGTGTAGTCAGACAAGAGATACCCTCCATTGAGCGGATTACCCAAGTTGTAGCAGAGCTTTATACACTCAATATCAGCTTTCATACGCGCTGATTCGTATGTAGGCAAGTCTCTGAATTCGCGGAAGTTGGTAAGATCAGTCTGCGTATAGTAAAGATTTCTAACACTGACTGCATCACCATAAGCGCTGTGTTCTTGAATGGCATCCGGCACATGTGAGCCAAGGGAGGTATTGTCAAATAACGTTTGAAGATCGAAAGTCTCAGCGCCAGCGAAGGCTGTGATTTCTGGTGGTTTACCGGTTTTTGAGACTGCACGATAATGTGCAATACATAAAATACCATTAGGTCTTGTGTAAAATAGGCCAACAGAGCCACAATCAACCCATGGACCTGGTTCCTTGACATACCGATGAAGGAAAGCAATATCATTTTCACGTCCACCATAG